CCTAGGTCAAAAGCTCTAGACCCCAATAGCCTTTAAAAAGGCTATTTACTTCTAGAGTCTCCTTGAGATTAACTCAGGAGCGGGTAACCGATGGGGAGTAGCTACAAAGCTACACCATCTACAATATTTCTTAAAGAGGGATAATGCTCCAAAACTGAAGCACGATCCCTTAATGATGATATTATAGTGAGTGTTGCTCTAACTTTTAAGTTTGATTCAGTTTTATAAAAAACACGATCATCCCAAGGGATGGCCATTGTTTTTAATAAAATAGGTCAATCAGAAAACTTAGCAGCTTTCTTCGTCAGGTTTAGATATAATTCTTCAACTCCTGAATAAGCATTCAGGATAGGAAGAGATTGTATCAATGCCCAACCTTGTTCGAATTGATTATCGGGTAAGCCAGTCAATTTCTCAACAAGAGAAATCGATAAGGGTCCAAGACCAACACACTTTCTTTTTGAAGGTTTGTTGATAAAAGACCCAGGATTACTGTTTGCGAATTCTTCAACCATAATGTTCTCAAGAATGCTTTTACATTCTATGGGACCTAAAGGTGGAGAATAGGTGTAGCCTAACTTCTCCAGAACTGAATTAAGTTCTGAACAGGATAGGGACCCATTGATTATTTTAATAATCACTTCGGAAACAAATGACTTGGTTTCGACCTCCTTCTTGATTGAAGAAGGAAGAGACCGAACCATTCCATAATACATTCGGACAGCAACAGGAATTCCATGCAAAAAGGAAAACCCCTTTTCCGAACACTGAATCAAAAGATTAGTAAGTAAATAATAATATTTACCCTCATTCTTTAGAGCAGAGATCGGAAAATGAGTAACTTCTGAACCCTTCCAGAATAAGCGTTTAGCAAATTCGAGGAAGTGATGAGAAGAGAATGTCTTTATAGGAGAAAATTCAACTCCTAAAGAGACAATAACCTCTTTATATAGAGTAGCGACTGCATCATTTTTAATTACAATATCATCACCGAGTAGACAGTAAGGTAAAGATTTTCAATCTAAACCTAGTTGTTTACAACAGTAAAAGATAACGTAGTGGTGTGCCAATGCAAAAGAAGCGAATGATGAGTAAGCCCCCATAGGGTTACCGACTGAGTAAGATATCATCTTGCCGTCGATAACAAATGGGTACTTAACCATCAATCGTTCTCAAGCACTAACATACCATGAAGGCAGAACGCCTCTAAGAACTTCCGCTTCCAAACGAATTGGGAAACGATCTGTAGCTGAAGAGAGATCAATAGAATGGAATAAATTTCCATTATTTAAAATCTCATCAGTTAAGATTAAGTCCTTAAAGCTCGATTGCTTAAAAGTAACATCCTGCCGAATTTTTCGTAAGACTCGGTAAATATAAGAATGCAAAGGTCTTAGACTACTTTGACTAAAGTAATCTAGGATAGCTATGGTTCTTACCTTTACCTCTTTATCAGGAAAAGAACATAATCGTCTTAAGGGTGATGGCATTAAATCCATCAAACCTAAAGAAGAAATGATGTCTCTCGATGATAAAAGAAGATCAAGTTTCTCCTTCATTTTTGGACCACCAACGAGCTTTATATCTTCCACCATATCTGGTGGAAGAGAATAAAGATCGGAGAGTGAAGTCCAAAGGGCATTTCCATATTTAGTGGAAATCGGCCCAGAAGCAGTACTTAATTTGAATCTTTGGAAATTCAAACAGGAAGGTACTCTATTTGGTTGGACATACCCCAGCTCTTTTCAGAATTCAGGGATCCATTTACCAACAGATTCAGGATACTCACATTTGAGTCCCGAAACAATTGGTGTGGTGTCAACCACAAGATCCTTTGAAGAAAGAAAAGTGGACCTACCACAAAATAATACAGTATTGAGAATCTGCACGAATGGAGATTCTCCTCTACGTATATCTTGTATTAGGTCACCAAAGATCTGGGGTATACCATCAGAAGTAACTTTTACCCCTTTGAGTTTGATAGGATGGCCAGCCAAGTAGTTAAAGAAAACGGTCCGTACATCTTTGAGATGTAGGATCATATATCTGAAACCACGAGACTTAGCTATCTTCTCTAACTTAAAGAGAAATAGGTTAATCCTTACAAGTGTACCGGAAAGTTGTGGGTAAACACTCACAACCAACCATTTAATCACATTCCAAGTTAATCTAAGTAAATGTAATGACAAAATGTTCATGAAATTTATTTAGAGTGACCCCATCCGGGGTCGGGCTTAGAAGGTGATAAGGTATACTTAATTGCATACCAGAATTCCTCATCAAAGCTTATCAAGCGATGATGAAGTGCGTTACGACGCAACGCCGAGACTTACTCGGACCTTACCAAAATCTCTAAAA